CGTCTGCGAAGGCAAAGCGTTGCCTAGCGTGTGGCGGATGTGGTCAACGCAGCGTGCGGCGGTTAGGGTCATAGTCGTGTGTGTTCGGGTTGTAGGGGAGACGGACGCGCCGCCTCCCCTGCGTAGCGGACTAGTTTAGATCAACGCAAAGCGTTGTAGCCCAAGTAGTCAATCGTTGCGGTCTTACTGGAAGCAGCCGTGGTGTGAACGCCAGCTTGCAAGTACAACGCAATGCCTGTGGGGGCCACGGTGCTTTCACCAACCAACGCTTGGTTGAGGTAGAATTGGCACTTAGAGCCAGTCCAAACCACAGCCATGTCAATGTAGGTGGCAGCAACAGCAGCCGTGGACAACGCAGTCGTAGCACCAGCGTAAGCCACAGCCGTTGCAGACGCGCCGTAACGAATTTGACCGTTAATCACGGCAAATCCAGCACCTTGGAAGTTAGTGCTGGTCAACGGCGTTTCGCTGGATGCCAACAAACCAAACCAAATGTTTTGGTCTGTGATTGTCGTAGACAGCATACGGCAAACAGCAGCAGCGGGCTTACCGGCAACCAAACGCAACGGAATTGGAGTCCGCAATTGACAGGTGTCGCCAGAACTCGCACCAGTACCAATTGTTACTTCACCAGTAGTTGAAGCAGCAAGTGCCGCCGGAGCGAGTTCCGTGCCAGTTCCTTGAACGGCCCACGGGCCAGCCGTTTGGTTGGCAGTAAGCGGCGTTCCAAGAAGGAAATCGTCAAACAGCACGACCGGAAGCGGATACGCGCCAATTGACAGATCAACTCCTTGGCCAGTTTGCATACCAAACTGCGGGAAGTTAAAGCCTTTGTCGATGTACATAGTCTTATTCCTTTCCTATCAGTAGGCCGAGTAGACCGTGGCCGGAGTTAGCGTGGTTGACGGGAACGAACCCGTAACCGTGCCAGGAGTGATGATCGCGTGCGTGTGACGCGCCGTGCAGACGTTGTTGAAGTAGCTGTTGATGTAAACAGTCTTCGTGAACGGCTGGTTGAACGGCGACATCGGCGGCTTGCGAACGAAGTACTTGTCCTTGTGGAACACAGTCTTCAGGTACTTGGCGTTGAGCAAGTAGTAGCGCGGGCCGCGACCAGAAGCGTTGGTGTCGCCTTCCGAAACCATGTCGGTGCTGCCGTAGGCGTACAGCGGAGCTGCATCCAACTGAGGCACGTACACGATTTCCATACCGGCGTACATCGGGCCGTTGAAGGCCGAGTCAGGGCTGGTACGGTTGGTGTACCAGTCTTGACCTTGGCGCAGCAGGTCGGTCATCACAAGAAGACCCTTCTTGGAGGTGAACGACGCGATGCTGTTCCACGTGTTCGGCTCGAAGTAGGCTTCCTTGCCAGCGGGCGGACGGAAGTTCAACTGCAAGAACGCATCGTCCATCGCGTTGATGACGTTGCGAGCGCCGGCAGTCGGCTTCACGGCGGGGCTGTCGTAGCCGATCACTCGGTTGCGCCACTTGGTTTTGCCAACGGCGGTCGGGTTGATGGTTTCAACAGTCGTAAACGCACCGGAGCCGCCAATATCATTAAACAAACCGTTGGCTTGTTCGTTGATGAACGCCGGGATGGAATACGGCTCTTTGCCAGCCGCAGCTTCCATCGTGCTTGCATCGGGAACCGCCCACCACTTGGTTTCCATGCCGTTGCAGATCGAGGTCTGCACGCGCATTTCCAGCTTGGTGAGGAGCGACTTGTATTGCATGAAGCGAGCGTCTTCGGTGTACGAAGAGCCAGCGTTCAACGCTTCTTCTTCTTCCGTCCAGCTATAGCTGTCAACGGCGAAGCGCCACGGCGACGACCAGCGCGTAAGCACCTGGGGCATCGTCGGGGTTTGGGGGTCGTTGGGCTGATACATCGAGAAGGTGTTAGCTTCGTCGAACATCAACTCGTCGCGGATTTCGGAACCACCCTGAACGATCTCAGAGTATTCCTTACCGCGCACGAAGCGCGCCCATGAATAGTTTTGGAGTTGAGCAGCGTTAACGAACTTTTCCGGCCCCGTAAGGAGCAGCGGGCCAGTCGCTTCTGCCCAGTCGGCAAAAGATACGATTGCAGGCATTTTTCAGTCTCTTGTGATTTTGTTAGTAACCATCTACGCGACGACGGGCCTCAGCACCCGTCAAATTTTCATTTGACATAAGGTGGAAGATGGCGCGATCACGGCTCATACCGTTAACTTCGGTTGAACCGCTCCTTTTGGGGACGCTGGATTGCCCTGCGTTGCGTTTTTGGTCGATTGAAGTTCTTTGCGCCTTGAGTCGTGCGTTGATCTGCTCCCTAAACACAACTTGGGCAGCATCGCGCATAGCAGCTTCAGCTCTCTCATTGAGATCGTCGATGTCTGCGTATGCGCCGCTTTCCGCAAGTCGTTGCATAGCTTGCGTCACTTGCACAAACCCTTCCTTGTCCCGTAGCTCAGGGAAGTCGGCTGACAACGTATTGCGTGCATTAGCCAATAGCATCTGGGTGCTAAGACCAGCCGCTACCTGCAACTGCTGCTCGAGTGCGCCGTAGCGTTCGGCAAGCGGTTTGGTAGCGTTTTGCAATGCGTCTGCAAAAGCCTCCTCAGCTTCGTCGCCCAACATGAAGGTGTCAGCGAGCTTCTTGGCAGCAGAGCGGATGTAAGCCTGTTCGGGTTGTTCTACAGCCTGCGTGGCCCGCGTAGACTCCGACTGGTTATCCGATTTCTTTGCTTCCTTCGGTTCTGCCTGACCGTTCTTCTTGAGAGCGGCAAACTCCTGCGCCATCCGGTCGGTTTCGCTTTGCATTTTTGATAGCTGGCGACCCCACTTGAGCTTCACCTCTTCGGGAAGCCCTTCCATGATGTCCTTAGGAACCTTGGCGCGGCGCAGAGCGGTTAGGGCGCGTTCTTGCGCCTTCGCATCTGTGCCGTCAACTTCCGGCCCCTCGTCGTCTTCGGATTCGGAACTTGTAGGCTTAACCAGATTAGGCTCTGGCGCTGCCTTCGGTTTGACAAACTTGCCATCCTCACCACGCTCTTTGCGCGATTCGGATTGCTCTTTAGGTGCAGCGTCTTTCTTAGCGCGTTCGAGCGCTTCTGCTTTTACGGATTCCTTTTCCGCAAGCTCGCCAGCAAGGCGATCATAGACGGCACGCGCTTGTTGTTCAGCGCTGGGTTCTTGTTGCGTAGTCGTTTGCGTTGTATCAGCCGTTTCCGTATTCATACTTGTATCCTGTTTTAGCTGAAAACTCGCGGACTTCCCTCATGTTTTGGAAACACGGCTTGCCTGTGCCAGGTTCGTGATGTGGCGCATCTGGATGCCACCGTGGCAACGAGTGCGACACAAAATTAGGCTCAAACAAACGCACCTCTGTTTTAGATGTCGAGATGATCCGCGAATACTTCTTGCCCTTGTGCGTGATAGTTTTGCCAATCTTCGGCGCTTTTGTCATCGGGTATTCCCGAATAATGATCTCGCCGTCATCAGCTTGGAATTCGTACTGGGCCATGATTATGAACCGCTGCTAGGCTTTCCTTGGGTTTTAGACTTGGTTGGATTCACACCTGCACCAATCGCCTTACCAAAGCCTTGGTTTTGAGCGAGCTTCGGAGCGTTGCGTACTGGTTCAGGTTGACCGCCGCCGGGGCGACCACCCATTTGACCAGCACCGCCGCCCGACATCATCTGCATTTCCATATTCATGGAAGCCATCTCAGCGGCAGCGTCAAGGTTCAGGTACTGATCGAGGTCAGGCATGTTGAAGGCTTCGCCCCAACGCTTAAGCCACGACTTCCAATCCCAGAAAGGAATGGACATGACCGCAGGCAGCATCTGCATGACTGCGTTGCTAGCCGCAATCATCTTTTGCACTTCGCTGCCGTCGTTGCGGACAGCGTCGATGTGAATCTCCAAATCGTCGAAGCTCATGCCCGAACCTTCTTCGTCGGTATCGGTCATTTGCCCCAGCATTTGGATCATCGCGTCGCCTTGGTCACGCGGCATATAACCCGCCTTGACGGCGCGGCGAATGCCTTCGGACATTTGCTCAGGCGATTGACCGCCAACGAACACGCCGTACTCGCGGCCTAGCGGCAGCACGCTGCGCTCGTCTTGGTCGAAGTACCACAGCACGCTGCGGAACAAGCGCTTCTCAAACTCCATGAACTTCATGTCCACGAAACTTGTCAGCGCCGAGCTAGCTTGCGCAGCAATGGCGTTTTCCGTCGCCGTGCCTGCACCGCTGACTTGACCGCGCACAGCGTCGCCCATTGCAAGGTTGCGATCTACGCGCCCGCGAAGCTCAAACTCGCGCATTTGAGCGTCTTGAGATGCGCCGCCGACCTCAATCTCGATAACCTTGTTCTTCTCAATGCCGCTAACCGCAACAATGTCACCGTCTGGCGCAGCAGCCAGCTTGTTGATCATTGCGGGCTTCAAGCCATCGACCAACGCAAGGGTCTTGCGGCGTTGCGCAGCGTTGTTGTTAGCACGAGCCTGGTTGTTTAGCTCTTGGATCTGGCCTTCGTTAGCCGTTAGCGCAGACAACGGCGCAGACTCGTCAGGCACGGTGTATTGACCGCCAACGATGTACGGCCCCCAACGCGGCCCAAAGAACGGCCTGGGGTCACGCAGGTACGCTGCTTGGCCTTTGCCGTCTTCGCTAGCCCACGCAACGGTGAAGATCGTGCCGTGGTAGCGCGTCTTCTCTTCCTTGGACATACCGCTCCAGAAGTCATCGTCTTCCGGCAGCGTGTACTCAGGAACCCAAATCTCGTAGTAGATAACTTCGTTACGAGAGGGCGTTTCACCGTACTCGTACTTGTTACGAAGCCCTTTTGCATCAATGTCCGTAGGAACAGACTCGATGTTTTCTTTAATCCAACCAGACTTTGCGTCTTTTGCGTCTTCTAGGATATCGTCCTTGTCGCGAATCATTACGTGGTACATGTACCGCGCTTCTTCAATAGACAACGACAACGGATCCCAACCAAATCGACGCGGCGACAAACGGATCGCCTTCGGGGTCATCACGGGGTCTTCGGCTTGCTCAAAGCCCGTGCGTGCGCCTTGGGTGACAATGGCGACAGACCATGCAAAGCAGAAGTCAGTACCGAGCTTCTCGCGCTCGCGCTGGTAGTTAGTGTCTAGGATCCAGCGGTTTCCTGCATCTTCAAGTGCCTGCACACGCGCTTGGTCGCGTGCGGTAGACAAACGAATCTTAGGCTCAATAGCAGTAAGACGGGCGACAGTATGCGCGACATACGAGTAGTAGTAGTTCTCAGGAAAGTATTCCTCTTTGCCCGAGAACCGACCATAAAACGGCGAAGCGTAGCGTTGCACCTGCCGCCCGAACCATTCACGATGCTTTTCGCAATACCGTTGAGCGGCCTGCACTTCGTCGTACAAGTTTTGTGCAGTTACTTTAAGCATTGCTCACTTCCCATTTTTCGTGATCCAAAATGTGTCCTAGCGTTCCACCGTCATACTTGGCCTTGTACTCAACTTCTTTGCCGAGATCGCGTTCCCACGAGAAGGTGCAAGCCCCGCGCATAGCGTCACAGCCGTGGTCGATGCAGCCAGGGTCAGGAGTATCGCGATTGAGCTTGCCGTCTTCCACTAACGGATAGACATAAGCAGGGATTTCCATTTCGGTACACCACGGCTTGCCTTCGCCTTCCAAGCGCACATCCTTGTACTTGGTGGCGTTGCGCAGAAGATACAAGCCGAACGTGCCGTCACCGCGCCGCTTCATGCGCACGCGCACTTGGTCAATGCCGGCCTTCTCGCCGCCAGGCCCACGGTGCTTGTCCCATTCGCGCACAATGCGAGTCATACCGTGACGATCTAGCCAGCGGTTGAGGTTAGAGATGAACGCCGGATCGTGGTCGGTCACGATAGCGGCCATCTCAAACTCTTGGTTGACCTCAACGATGGCCTTAGCCCATTGGTCGTGATCCCAATGGCGCTTGTAGATCTCGACTAAGCGGTACATGCGGTTTTCGCCGTCCACGCCCCAGCATTGGAAGACACCAGGGGCATCAAACCCAATATCCTGAGCGCCAAGGAACCACTTGATGTGGACTGGCTTGTCGAGATTTGGCGAAACGAGGAACCATTCCCC